TCTTTCTCCTATCCATTTCATTACTGGTACTGCCATACTATTGCCGAGTGCCTTGTACCTTGGCGCATCAGCCGTCTTCTCTTTGATATCTGTGTAGCCATCAGGGAAACCCTGCAATCGTTCACATTCCAAAGGCGATAATCTACGAACCGCCAAGGATTGTGCGATGAAAGTCTGTGCATGATGTGACTGAACCGATGGTCTGAGAGCTTGTAAAGCAGGAGTGACTTCGAGTGGTGTGGCACTAAATGTATTGGCTTTAGCATCCTCTCTGATTGAATACGCTTCAATAGATTGAACAAGTGGCACATTGTTACCACCTGTTCCCCATCTGCTCGTTACAGTTGGACTGATGCCGACCTCTTTGATACGGCTATCCGTTGGATGATTCTCATAGACTTTGCTTACTGGGACGAACCATTCGTCTTCGCAATTGAATCCGACACGACTGACTCCAGTGCCTGAAGCAGAGAGTGTGGGAGTGACTTTCCTCGCTTCTCTGCTCGGCGGAGGATTCCTTGACAAGCTTTCGGACTCAAAAAGAACCTTGGATGCACTGACCCAATCTCCAAAACATCCGACAACGAAGACACGCTTACGTCTTTGGGGAACTCCGAAGTATTGAGCGTCAAGCACTCTATATGCGAACCCATACCCGAGTTGCGCCACCGCCCCGAGGAAGGAACCAAAGTCCCGTCCACCGTTTGAACTGAGGACACCTGGCACGTTTTCCCATACGAACCACTTGGGTCTAAACTTGTCAAGAATTCCGCAATAGACAAGTGCGAGGTTGCCTCGTGGGTCTTCCAATCCTCTTCTGAGACCAGCAACGGAAAAAGATTGGCAAGGTGTTCCACCGACCAAAAGGTTAATTGTTCCAAGATTCCACTCCTTATAGTTTGTCATGTCACCCATGTTGGGTGTGTTTGGATAATGATGTGAGAGCACCTGACTTGGGAACTTCTCGATCTCGCTATACGCTACTGGTTGCCATCCCAATCCGTGCCATGCGACTGTGGCTGCCTCAATGCCCGAACAAACTGATAAATATCTCATCGTGCACCTTTCTTGATTGAATAGATGTACGCTCTGAGCTTCTTATCTACGAATTTCTTAACTTCTCCGTTGGGTTCTATCGCCCTTGATGTGTCTAAACCTTTGGGCCATACACCAAACTTCTCCCTGTATGTGTGCGCCATGCGCCCGTCCGACCATCCGTGATACCGCTTGTAATACTGCATCATGTACCAGAAGTCCTGCTTGGATGTACCGCCCATCGTGCCATTCAGCTCTTCCATTTCTCCTGCCACCGATGAAACTTTATTCTTTTTCTCTTTTACATAGCCACAACTGTGACAAGTGTCTCCGCCTGTCCAAAGCGCCCCACATTTAGGACACTTGCTACCTTCTTTGTGTTCTTTGGTTGGCTCTTTCCTAGTCTTTTCCTTGCCATCATCTAGTTCATGCACACCATTTTGATATACATCTTCCCAATCTTCCCTGAATCGTATGTAATTACCCGAATGATCTAGCCACAATGCAAAGTCTTTTCCCTCGTGACCACGCATCACCCGACCCATCTGTTGTATGTGTGAAGATAATGACTTGGAAAAAGGTCTTGCCGACACGCCTATAAGCACATCAGAGCAATCAAACCCTTTAGTTAGTATGTCAGTAGCTATCAATCCGTGGATGCCTGTATCGGGCTTTGAGAAGTCTTTAATCACCTCTTCTTTGAACTCGTCTTTATCCCTGTAACTGATAGACACAAAGTTATAGCCCTGCTCCGCAAACTTCCGTGCCAAATCATTGCCGTGCTCCACTCCTGCACAAAATACAACTGTTTTCTTTGGGCCACCAAATATCTCGTGGGTTTTCTTAATCCATTCCGCCACAATATCGCCTGTGATCTTCATGCCTCTTGTTGTTGTCTCTGCCTGTGACCATTCACCCGCTACTTTCTTAGCCCCTTCCATATCAATCTCTTTGGCTATGTAGACTTTGAGTGGCACAAGAACCTTATCGTTAACAAGTTGCTTGGTTGTAACTGTGGATATTACATTGTCGTAAATCTTGCCCAACCCTTTGGTAAAAGGTGTAGCCGTTAGTCCGATAACTTTGACATCTGGATTGTTTTTGATGAACTCAACTGTTTGATCTCTCGTCTGATGCGCCTCGTCAACGATGAGAAGTTGTAGTTCAGGTATATCTTTTCTGCGCTCTAAAGTCTGGGCTGAACATACTTGTATGCGTTCGTAAGGACGATACCGCCAATGACCTGATTGCATTACCCCGTGGTCTATCTTGTATTTATCCAGCCTAGTGCTTGTTTGATTACACAACACAATCCTGTCTAGGATCATGGCTGCCTTGTTCATCTTTTTCTTTGTGGCATCGAGTAAGGCAATTGCCATCTCTGTTTTCCCTGCGCCTGTGGGTGCGTAAAGGATCTGCTTCCTATGCCCTTGGGCAAAACCCTGCCGAAGTGCCTCAAGTGTGGCACTCTGATACTCTCTCAATTGTAACATTTAATTCTCCGCTACTAGGACATAGCCCCTAGCTTGGCTTTATATTTCTATTTGACTTAAATATCTAAAATCCTGATTCGGAATACATACACATTCTTCTGTTCGTACCTCATGGTTTCTACGCATAATCTTTGTTTCGGGTTCGCCTTTGATATTAAAGTATAAAAACAAATCATCAAACTCTACAAACATATAAGCATAAACACCATCCGCCTTACCCTTCTCTTTCATTGTCAAGAATTTCTTTTTGCTAAATTGAAAATCTTTAAATGTACCGAACTTACAAAACCTTCGCCTGTACTCACCAATTGCTACAAGATATCCATCTTTGTATATTTCCCAATCCCAAATGCTCATCATGGGCATCGTCTCAATATCAACTCTTAAATACTCTTCAATCTGAAGCTTGGCTTTGGTTTGGTTATATGTATCTTCCTGTATTTCAGAATCTTTAAAACGATTTAATCCTTTTTCTAAAATCATAAACCATTCTTTTCCTTTAATTTATCTTGTATTGTTTGAGCAAATAAAAATAATCTATCAGGATCTTCAACATAAGAATGACGAAAGAAAAACTCAATTTCATTTTTTACTTCTTCTTTAGTCAACCCTACCCATTCTTTTTGCTGATCTACCATATCGAATATACAGGCATAACAAGTCGGACAGCAAGCCGTGCATTCGTGTGTTTCTTCTTCATTCATGTGTTTTTTCCTTCTTTACCTCTTTCCACCCGCCGCCCTCAACTGGTTGCCAACCATGCGTCTCGGTCAATACTTCATTTTGATGCCACTGCTCAAGAACTGTGATGGTTCGATTTTGATTGTCGTTAGAATCATAAGAATAAAAATTTTTATCTATCCATCTAAGTTGTGTTGTTGGTGTTAATCTTCTATTCATGTGTTGCGTTCCTTTAATATTTTCTCTACCCAATCTGCAACTCGGTGGGGATCGTTTGATAATAATGGGTTAAAGTCGTTCCAGTCAGAGCCATTTAACCCTACCCATTCTTTATACTCAACCATTGGTACGCACTCGCTTTTATAGTTTGCATCCCACTGGTTTGCTACGCATACGCACCCACGCTCATAGCATCCTATATCCACCATCAGAATCTTGTCTGAATCCCAAGGTGTTTGCATCTTTTTTATTTCATTCATGTGTTCTTCTCCTTTAATTTTCTGAGTTTATATTCTTTATACGCTTCGTATACCAATTTGTTTTTTTCTTCTTTACGGTCAAAGTACCAAAGTACTGCAACTCTTCTCACGACATTAGTAGGTACATCACGCCAGACATACCAACGACCCATTTGAAAACGCCACACTGCTTTGATAACATACAACCAAAATCTCATGTGTTCTTTTCCTTGAGGTATTTTTCGTAATCGCTCATTAAAGTTACTGCCGTTTTTCTATCCCAGTTTGATGGGTAATACGCAACAACAAATTGTGCTTTTTCCTCATCTGTCAACCCTATCCATTCTTTACTAACAAAAAACTTTTCAGCGCACGCAACGCAATACAACGCATAACCACCGCCAACTCCACATTCATCACACCCTTGTTGTAGTGTGGTGTAAAGAGGTATCTTTGGTAGATTCGCTACTGTTGGTGTTTCCCAAACAATGGGTTTAGCCCACTCAAGTTTGCGTTGTTCAACATTAATATAAGCCACGGGGTCATCCTGCTCTTGCTTTACTTCTTCGGTCATAGAATCTCCGTCTCAAGTTTCTTGATCTTTTTCTCTAACCATTTGATCTGTTTCTTTAACTCGTCATTCTCATTCTGATACTGATCCCGACTTAGCTTTACCGCCTTCAACTCCATCTCCATGTCCTTGATTTGTTGGCGTAGCTCTTTGATATGTGTCTGCGTGTGGATTGGGTCTTCAGATAAATTAACCGCCAATTGATCTACTAACTTTTGATTCTCTTCTATGAGTATCTCAAGGGCTTCGTTTGCCGTTTCAAGTTTAGATTCGTTAACCACTGGGGTTGTATCTTTTTCCTCTTTCTGTTTTGGCTTTTCTTTTTTGGCTGGTCGCTTACGCTCTCTTACTTCGCCGTCTGCCATCTTGTACTTGATTACATCAGGCTCTTTGCCCACCCTCAGCTTGGCTACAAACTGCTCAGATACATTACATATCTTGGCTATCTCCGCATTGCTATAGCCTGACCACTCAAAATGATTAACCATGATCATCACGGCATTTGTTTTGTCTTCTATAGTCCTGGGTTTGCCGTGTTTATCGTTTGCTCCAAGGGCATATAGGATGGCTTCTGATAGCGTTCCTGCCGTTACTTCTGCCTCTACTCCTGTGCGCTTTGCTTTCTGCGCTGCGAAGTACCTGTGGAATCCGTCTGCCAGGTAGTAATGGACACCATCGTGGAATATGCGTACTGGCGGGAACTCTGCGCCCCCAAGCATCGCTTCACAATAGGCATCTACTGTTGGCTGATCAATCTCCTTTCGTATCTGCGTCCCGCAATCTATACGAATTTTCTTTATGCTGACTATTTGCATGATGTGTTCCTTTCTCTTTTGATTCAAATGTTTCACCGCATTTTGTACAGCGGTATATTTTTCTAAATATTTGTTTGACGTTTCCTTGCCTTACACCAAACTCCCTCCCCTCATATGTGTTAATTACTTCAATCATCGTATGCCCCTAAAATAAATAACACATAACAAAATACTGCCGTTATCCACAATGCACTCAAGCCCAAAACGGCAATAAGAATTAGATAATCAAGCACTTCGTTCATGCCACCCCCAGTTTATTAAGTATTTAATCCAATCTTGATCGGAGCTATGGTAGATAAACCAAGGGTCATATCTACAACCTATTTTAATTCCCGTCTTTGTTGTTATGTATGATGTTCTCATTTGGCTTTCCTTTTAAATGATGAAGTAGATCTGCCATGTAAAGGTTGTGCTCCTTTGACCATCGCTCGATCTCTCTGACAATGTAATCACACCCGTCCTCAAAACCTTTGATGTAATGCTTGTCGTCACTGGTGTATTCCATGATTTTTCCTTATGTACTGAAGTATTGATTTGGCTTCTTTTATTCTTATTAGATACTCTAACTTGCCTTTGCTTTCGTAATCACGTTTAAGCTTGGCTATTCTTGCTTTTAATATTTCTTGCATCTCAATCATTCTCAATCCTTTCTACTTTTTGTTTTGTACATCCTTTGCCACAATACTCTGAGTAATGGCGCTCGGTTACTGTATGGTTGCCACACCTTGTAACGTAATGCGTGTTCTCAAATATCCATATATCACAGTCTTCAAACTTGTAGGCAATCCTTGGTTTGTTTAATTCAGCCTTTTGCTCGGGCGTTGGGCTAAATATTGAGCAAAGCGCCAAAATCATTAATCCTATTACTGTACCAAACAGAATAACAAAAAGCGTTGCCCCGCCAATAGGTGCTATAAAGTCTTCCCAAATATCTTTTCTAGTCATTCTTGTCCTCCATTTCTTTCAACATATGGTTCAACGCCATCATCTGTTTACTTTTCTCCATGCGTTGGGCATGAAGGAAGTTCATTGCATCGCTCAAGGCTTGCGTAGCCCCATACAGTTCAATTATTTCGTCTTTAATTTCTTCTTTGGTTTTCATTCTTCTATCCTTTCATATGTCATTTCAAAAATGTCAGGCTTGCATGGGTAGTGTTCACCCTTTACGCCATTGATGATCCAGTCTCCAGGAGTTACAGTGTGTTCACCTTCTATCGTGTAGACCTTTCCAAAGACTTCGTCTCGGTCGTGTTTTTCTACGGCTGGATGGTCGCCCATCTTGAACCATTGAGTAGCTTCTATCACAATAGGTTTTTTTCTAAACTTCATGCTTGCCCCCTGTTAGCAATAATTATTTCCATAGTTCTATCTTGTGCTTCATACAAAGGCTTTGCACAATCTTTGCATAGTTGCGCATTTAATCCTTGCCAATGAAATGAAAACATTCTGTGTGTTTTTGGAAATTCCGTACTTGGGTAATCACTACATTCATAAACTTCTGTATCAAGCGTTTTATTACACCCGTCACAAATGTGTTCGTAGGTTAACTTAATCATTCTTACCCCCTTGCTTTTATCATTGCGTCTGCCATTGCATAACAAACTCTTGCGTTATTTTCATAATCCCATCCGTTTCTATCTGAATATTCACATATCAACGGAATAAATTGACCTGCAAACCAATCTCTCAAATCCATACCTGTATTAGTGCAGGTAGCAATATGACCATCTATTGTTTTTTCATATGTATGTGGGAATGCTTTCATTCTTGTCCCCTTGCACGAATAGCTTGAGCACAAATTAACTCAACCCTTAATGTGTAGTAATCGCTTATGCTATCCATAGCATCACACACCTTTGCGCACTCCTCACGTTCATCTTCAATTAAGGCATCAACAATAGTGCGTACCATACCCTCACTAAAGTGTTCCAAAAGTATGTTTATAGCATCATCCCTAGTCATTTTTATCTCCTTTGATTCTCTTCTGATCACGCCATTTAAGCTCTTCTGAAAGCTCTAAAAACTTATCAGGTGCTACCGCCTCCCATTCCATACCTGAGTTTGTGTTGCTTATCTTTACAACTCCTATTCCAATAATAAGTGCGCTTGTAAATGCCGACTCAAATATCTCATTCATGTCTTTGTCTTGTGTCATTCTTGTCCCCTTGCTCTGATGGCGTTTGAATCGCTTGTCAATGAATATGAATCATGTAATTGCCGAAGTACAGCGCAAAACTTCTCACGCTCTTTTTCTATTGCCATTTCAACCATTTTGCGTAACTCATCATCACAATGAAATACGGGTTTGAATGCGACAAGATTAACTTCTGCTTCATGGAACAACTTAATGTATTCTTCTTTAGTCATGTGTTACTCCTTAGGTTTGCCAAGCGGAGGCTTCCATTCTTCGCCACCACAAAAACTATACCCCAGTCGCTCAAGCGTTCTATACGCCGCCGACACTTTTAATTCTTGTACAAAATACCCAACAGGCTTCGCTGCTGGCATACCAAATCCACGTTGAAGATGCAAAGCATGAACTTCTCCGCCGCCAATCTCGTAAGCCAACGTGATGGCTTCTTCTCTTGTTGGTTTAATGAATGTAATCATTTCTTCAATCTGAACTTTTTTTACTAACATATTTTCTCCTTTAGTCATTCTGCCCCCCTTTTTCGTGAAGTATACAATAGATTGTTCTGTAGTCAACCCATGTGTTGCATGATACGTTAAAAAAGATTCTTACCCTTGAACCTTCCTTCCCTGGTATTAGGGGCGAGGGGCAGACTCAAGGAACCTTTACGACAAACTCCGATCATCTTCGATCTTTCGGTAGAGCATACCGCTTCCTCTGAACTTATCGAGATAGCTAGGATGGTTGCCAGCTATTCGGGCATCTATTGCTAGAACTTCAGCGACTCTTGCGAGGTAGGTGTGTTTCCTTTTTACGGGATTTGTCTATATCCTGTTCGCTTTCGCTACTTAGGCCAGCGGGTCACTGGGGCTTTTTTATGTTTTCTTCCGTGCAACCCATATAGGTTCTTACTAACGTGCGGAGTACGACAGTAAAAGTGGAAAGACAATAAAAAAAGCCGTTAATGAAACCCCGTTGGAACACAATAACCTTATGAGCTATTGCCACCCCAAAGGGGTCGGGATTTCATTAACGACTCTTCTTAGTTCGGGTTCCACGCCAAACTGTGCAATTAGTATAGCAAACAATTTCAAAGTGCGTCAACCCTAAGTAAAAATATTTGTAGTAGTTGTTGGTGGTTCACATAAAGCAGTGGATATGTTCCATAAACCTATAGGAGTTTACATACGGCGCTAACCCGTATTACCACCAACAAGAATGAGGACTATCCCCTTTGCGTTTAAGGGTAGCGACTGCGGCGCTCCTAGTCCTCATACTTCTTGGTGTGGGATTGTTCACATGAAGCAGTGTATTCCATTCTCCAATGACGAACCATTGAATTTTAAACCCTGGCGCTAACCCAGTTCAACCCCACGGCTACAGTATACAAAAAAATAGGGATGCCGTGAGACACCCCTAAAACCAATCAACTTAAAAAGGAACCGCAAATGAAAAAAACCAAAGTAATTCTATTCGCAAGCTTTCAAAATTGCAAGAACATCTTCAACAGATTCCACTACCGCCAACAAACCACCCGTCCATTCATCAAAAAACTTCTGCTCCGCCTTGGTCAGCTTCCTATCACTGGGCGGCTTTTCCCCGTCCTTTACTTCCAAAAGTAATGTATACCCCTTATACCCAACCAAAAGATCAGGCACACCATCACCCATCGTGACAATACGCACATATGCCCCAGCTTTGCGTAGGGTTTCTACAATAATACTTTGGTTGGCATCAATTCTGTTTGCATATCTCATATTAAAACTTTCGTGGGGGGTCATATGTAACGTTGTGCGTGACTATGCAATAGTTAGTTCTGGTATCATTGTATCTATTGACATTATCCAAAACAAGATATAACATTCAAGCCCCAACAACATATAAAGGAAACACAAATGATTGATTTAAACATAAGTCTTCGAGACTATTTTGCGGCTCACTGCCCCGAAGAGGAGCTACCAAAACAGGTCACTGAAGGAGACATTATAAAAGCGTTCAACATATCTGATACAGGCGGTACACGGCTTGATCCAGATTTTAGGAGATCGGCTACAGTGAAGATCAGATGCCTGGCTAGGTATGCTTATGCAGATGCCATGCTTGAAGTTAGAGAAACAGAGGAGAATGTAGATGAAACTAACGAATAAGTTTGGATTACCCGACACAATTGTCAATGTACTTAAGCGCCCCACCTACTCAAAAGGCAAAGCGCACATATCAGCCACAGAGTTGATTAACTCACCCCGTATCGTGCAACTTAAACGTCAGCATTGGGATGACATTGAGGAAGATGCAGCATCTATGGTTTGGTCTTTGTTTGGTTCAGCCGTTCACAATATCCTGGAGCACGGCAAGGCAGACAACCACATTGTTGAAGAGCGAGTCCATGTCGAGCACCAGGGTTGGCATATCTCAGGCGCAGTAGACTTGCAAGAAATCTATGAAGACGGCATTGTGATCAATGATTACAAGACCACGACCGCCTGGGCAGTCCAAAACGACAAACCTGAATGGGAAGAGCAACTCAATATCTATGCATGGCTATTACAGAAAGCCAAGAATAAACCTGTCAAAGCGTTGCGTATCGTAGCCATAGTGCGTGATTGGAGTCAAAGGGATGCCGTGAATAGGGAAGGCTATCCGCAAGCCCCTATCGTGATCCTAGACCAGATGCTTTGGCCGTTCGAGCGGGCAGAACTATTTATCGAGGAACGATTAAAGGCACACGGCGAGGCTTACTTTGAGTCAGAGACAGACGGCAACATTGCTGAATGCACACCTGAAGAGATGTGGGAGAAGCCAACCACTTGGGCAGTGATTAAAGTAGGAGGCAAGAGAGCTAAATCTATCCATCCAACAGAGGCAGAAGCAAAGGCAGACCTAGCAGCGGCAGGGAAGGGATACGAGATTCAGGTCAGGGCAGGAGAAAGAACAAGATGCATGAACTATTGCCAGGTTAGTCAATGGTGCTCACAACACCAGAAGTATCTAGCAGAAAACACAGTTCAAGAAGAGGTAATCATATGAACGACACACAGCTTAGGTGTACCGCCATGCAGTTCACATTAGATATTGTGAAGATGATGGACGAGGCAGAAGTAATTAACGTTAGCCCACACGACTTTGGGGTAATTGTTAAGGGAGCGGAGAGGATTTACAACTTTTTAAAGGGAGAAACAAATGAAAATTGATTGGAACAATATAGACAAAGACAGAATCGTAATAGATATGGATTTAAATGAGTGGGATTTTGTTAAGGCAGGAATCAAAGAAAAAGCAAATAGGTTGCTTAGTAATTTTGATACTTGCTTAGACTACAGGCTTGAACAATTAAAAGAAAAACCAACACTAAAAGATGTTGACCCTGAGATTGCTGAAATATTTAATAAAGAATATGCTGAGTTTAAAAACAAGGCAAAGAAAGCACCATACGGTTACAAAGTAGACGGCACACCTAAGAAAAGACCAGGAAGAAAAGTATGACAGTATTTAAGAAACTACAGGCGGCAAGAGTCGAGATGGCTCACAAACCGCTTAAGAAATCAGGCAAGAATAAGTTTGCAGGATACGAATACTTTGAGCTTGGGGATTTTATTCCCACGGCTCATGATGTATTTGACAAGCACGGCTTATGCGGAGTGTTTAGCTTGGGTGCAGATTCTGCTACTCTTTGCGTACACGATGTGGAGTCTAAGGATGCCGTTCAATTTACTGCTCCGACCGTAATGGCGCACAATCCAAAAGGTCAGCCCATACAAGACTTGGGTGGAACTTTAACTTATTTTCGCAGATACCTCTGGATGATAGCTCTTGAGTTAACAGAAGGGGATATGGTAGATGCATCTGAACCTGCACCAAGACCAGTACCCAAAGCAGATCATCAGATTGTTAAATCATCTATAGATCCAAAGACAGGCGAGATCAAACCACCAGCCAAGATTGAAGGCAAAGGTGGGGAGTGGAACATCAAGATCACGGCTCAATCTACCGCAACGGCAGAGGATTGGTCTAAGATTGTCTATGACGCAGCCATCATTTGCTTAAACGCAGCCAAGACCTTAGATGATGTGATGACCATATTCAGGGTTAATCGTGCTATCTTTGATCGCTTGAGAGCCGATGACGAGCCTACCTATTCAAAACTCATGGAACAATTTAAACATTACAAGGAGTCTTTCAATGCAATACCCTAACAGTGGCAAGCTAAGCACCAACAAATACAAACTATCAGGAGATAAAAAGCCTGACATGGTTGGCGAGATCATCATGGAACGAGAAGTCCTCAAGAAATTGTTGGAAGAGCAGGATGATGAGATCACAATCAAGTTATCTGCATGGAACATGGATGGAAACTACGGCCCTTGGATGCGTTTGTCTTGGAACAATTACAAGCCAAAGGAAGAAGCAAAGCCTACCCAACCAGTTCAGCGTTCTATTTCAGACAACGAAGACACTCCTTTTTGATGGAAACACTACAGTTTGAGGCGGTAAAGGTCGCATTAAAGCAGGATAAAACTGGCTATATGTTGACCTTAAACATACACCCAGACGAGATACCAGAGGGCTTGATGCGTGACTTCGTAGGAGCACGTTATCAAGTCGTGATGGTTCGTTTGAACGGGGAGGAAAAGCCAATGAATCGGGATCAGGAATACTCTCCCGACTTGGTTCGTTCCTCTGCAATACTGTGCCGTGATCCGATCTTTTGGGCGTTCCTGGTTGAAACCAACCAGACGTTTGATGAAAGCGAGGAGACGGCTACGGCATGGCTCAAGCAGGAATTAAACATTGAATCCAGGACGGAGCTTAAAACAAACAAAGAAGCCATAGCGCAGTACAAATTTATATTCAAGGAGTTCCAAGCATGGAAGCAAGTAAACGGTTAATTCCGTACAGCGTACATCTCACACCAGAGATATACGAAAAGCTGAAAGAATTAGCGCAGGAGCGTAAAGCTTCTAAACTGGTTCGGGATGCCATTACAATGATCTTAAACGGCAAAGGAGACTTTGACAGCGGATACGATAAAGGTATTATGGATGCCATAGATGCAGTCGCAAACAATACCGTTGCAAACAAAATATCCTATGAAGAAGATACTATTGCAGATGCGATCATTGACCAACTGGAGACATTACTAAAATGAAAAACGGTGCATTGGTATTCAAAGGCAAGATGTTCCGATGCACCCGTTGTGGTATCAAGTGGGCCTCTCTGGAAACGGCAGAAACTCATTTATGTGAAGAATCAAATGCAAAGCAAGAAAAAGAAACCCCCCACATCC